ATGACGACACTGGTCGCACCCCCGAACGCATCGACGCCCTCTATCACGAGATCGATCGAAGACTGGCTGCTCTCCAGGCAGAACGGGAAGCTAAGGGATGGGGTGGACGAGACGGTTACGTCGCAGCTGGAGGCGCTGAAAGCGGCTCTGTCGCCGGGGCCTTCGCCGCACCAGATTCCCCCGGCTGATCCCTGGACCACCTGGCTGTTTCTGGGCGGTCGCGGCGCGGGCAAGACCTTCGCCGGCGCCGGCTGGATCAAGCGTCAGGCCAGGTGGGGCGGAAACTTCGCCCTGGTCGGCCCCACCTTCCACGACGTGCGCGAGGTGATGATCGAGGGCCCTTCGGGCATCAAGAGCCAGTATCCGTCCGGCGAGCGGCCCAAGTGGCAGGCCAGCCGCCGCCGTCTTGAATTCCAGAACGGCGCGATCGCCCAGGCCTTCTCGGCCGAGGACCCCGACGCCTTGCGCGGGCCGCAGTTCCACGCCGCCTGGGCCGACGAGTTCTGCGCCTGGCCGAAACCCGCCGAGACCCTGGCCATGCTGCGCTTCGGCCTGCGCCTGGGGACCGATCCGCGCCTGGTGGTCACCACCACGCCCCGGCCGATCCGCGCCCTGCGCAACCTGATCGCCGAGCCCGGCACGGTCGACACCCGCGCGCCCACCAGCGCCAACGCCGACCACCTGGCGCCGGCCTTCCTGAGCACCCTGCAAGGCCTCTATGGCGGCACGCGGCTGGCCGCCCAGGAGCTGGACGGCCTGATCGTCGAGGGCGAGGGCGGGCTGTTCCGCGCCGAGGACCTGGCCCGCTGCCGGGGCGCGCCGCCGGCCGTCTTCGACCGCGTGGTCGTGGCGGTCGATCCGCCGGCCACCGCCACGGGCGACGCCTGCGGCATCGTGGTCTGCGGGCGCTTTGACGGGAGAGCCTTCGTGCTCGAGGACCGGACCGCGCGGGGCCTGTCGCCCCACGGCTGGGCCCGTCGCGCGGTCGAGGCCGCCGTCCGCTGGTCGGCCGCCGCCCTGGTCGCCGAGGCCAACCAGGGCGGCGACATGGTCCGCTCGGTCCTGGCCCAGGCCGAGCCGCCGTGCCCGGTGAAGCTGGTCAAGGCCTCGCTGGGCAAACGCGCCCGGGCCGAGCCGGTGGCGGCTTTGTACGAACAGGGCCGCGTCGTTCACTGCGGGGCGTTCCCGGCGCTGGAAGAGGAGCTGATGGCGCTGGGGTCGGGGGATCTGGGGCATAGTCCGGACCGGGCCGACGCCCTGGTCTGGGCGGTGAGCGAGTTGATGCTGGGGGTGGGGAGACGGCCGCGGTTGAGCGTGTTGTGAGCCTTGCCACTTGCCCCCTACGGATCGCTTCGCGATCGTCTTCCCCCATAGGGGGAAGAGCGCTCCGGCATGAAGGCTCCGCCCCCTATGGGGGCGGACAGGCGGCGTAGCCGCCAGGTGGGGGCAAGTGGGTGAGCTGCTCACGGATCGCCATCAACGCACTGTCCACAGAACTCAGCACCCAACTCGCCGGAATCCGCAGCGTCATGATCCCCTGCCGCGCCAACCATCGATCCCGCGCCGCGTCCTTCTCCGGTCGATCGTCGACATGGTGCATCTGGCCATCGACCTCGACCGCCAGCCGCGCCGCCGGGCAGAAAAAGTCGAGCACATAAGGCCCGACCGGATGCTGGCGACGGAACTTCAAGCCGTCGAGCTGACTTCGCCGGATCGCGTTCCATAGCATCAGTTCAGGCAGCGACATCTCCTTGCGAAGCCGCCTGGCGTTCGTGACCGTCGGTCCTGGCGCAGTCATGTGGCTCACCCCCTTGCCCCCACCTGACCGCTTCGCGGTCTGTCCGCCCCCATAGGGGGCGGAGCCTCCGCGCTAGCTGGCCATTTTGGCAACCCTAACATGTTCCCTATTTGTTCTCAACCTCCGCGAGGCCTCCCATGCCGCTGTTCCAACCCCGCCGCCCAACTCCAAAAAAGGCGCCGGAGACCAAGGACTCCCGGGCCGCGCGGCTGATCGCCATCACCACGGCGGGCCGGCCGCGCTGGACGCCGCGCGACTATGCGGCCCTGGCGTCGGAAGGCTTCGCCAAGAACCCCATCGCCTATCGCTGCGTGCGGATGATCGCCGAGGCCGCCGCCTCGGTGCCGCTCACCGTCTTCGTCGGCGGAAAGCGGGCCGACGACCATCCGCTGAGGAAGCTGCTGCAGAGCCCCAATCCCGAACAGGGCGGGGCCGATCTGATGGAGGCGTTCTTTGGGCACCTGCAGGTGGCCGGCAACGGCTACCTGGAAGCGGCCGGAAACGACGCCGCGCCGACCGAGCTCTACGCCCTGCGGCCCGACCGGATGACCGTGGTGCCCGGCCCGCGCGGCTGGCCGCTGGCCTATGACTACCAGGCCGCCGGCCGCACCGCCCGGATCGGTCGCGACGCCGCCGGGTGGCTGCCGGTGCTGCACCTGAAACTGTTCAACCCCACCGACGATCACTACGGCTTTTCGCCGCTCGAGGCGGCGGCCTTCGCGATCGACGTGCACAACGCCTCGGGAGCGTGGAACAAGGCCCTGCTCGACAATTCGGCCCGGCCGTCCGGGGCCCTGGTCTACGCCAATCGCGAGGCCGGCGACCGGCTCTCGGCCGAGCAGTTCGAGCGGCTAAAGGCCGAGCTCTCGGACGCCCACGCCGGCACGGCCAACGCCGGGCGGCCGCTGCTGCTGGAGGGCGGGCTGGACTGGCGGCCGATGTCGCTGAGCCCCGCCGACATGGACTTCATCGCCGGCAAGCACGCCGCCGCCCGCGAGATCGCCCTGGCCTTCGGCGTGCCGCCCCAGCTGCTGGGCGTGCCCGGCGACGCGACCTACGCCAACTACCGCGAGGCCAACGGCGCGTTCTGGCGCCACACCGTCGTGCCTCTGGCCGAGCGGGCGGCGCGGGCCCTGTCGGTGTGGCTGGCGCCGAAGTTCCCCGGCGCGCGGATTGGCTGCGACCTGGACGCCGTGCCGGCCTTGTCCGCCGAGCGCGACGCTCTGTGGGCGCGGCTGGAGGGGGCGAGTTTCCTCACCGACGCCGAGCGGCGGCGGTTGGCGGGGCTGGAGGGGTAGGGGGCGTCCCGCGCCTCAACGCCTCCCCCTGTGGGGGAGGTGTCGGCGTAGCCGACGGAGGGGGGAGTGATCGGCCGGTGGCCACAACCCGGATCGACCTCCCCAAAGCTCCCCCCACCGGCCTTCGGCCGCCTCCCCCACAGGGGGAGGCTTTTCGGGAGAACACCATGACCTCACCCACCCGCTGGCGGCTCGATCGCCAGGTCTCCCTCGGCCTGCTGGTCGCCGTGGCCCTGCAGGCCGCCGCCGCCCTGATGTGGGCCGGCCGGGCGTCGGCGCGGATCGATGACCTGCGCCAGCGCCTCGACGCCCAGGCCCCGGTCGCCGAACGCCTGGCCAGGCTGGAGACCCAGGCTGACGCCACCCGGGCCTCCCTGGCCCGGATCGAGAGCAAGCTGGACCGGCCTTAGCTCACCTCACTTGCCCCCACCTGACGGCTGCGCCGTCTGTCCGCCCCCATGGGGGGCGGAGCCTTCGCGCGGCTCTTCCCCCTCTGGGGGAAGACGACCGCGAAGCGGTCCGTAGGGGGCAAGTGTTCACCACACAGGAGCCCTCATGCCTGAAGACCTCACCATCCAAGGCCACGCCAGCCTGTTCTGGACCCGCGACCTCAATGATGACGTCACCGCCGCCGGGGCCTTCGCCGCCAGCCTGGCCCGCACCGGCCCGGGCGGCGTGAAGATGCTGCACCAGCACGACGACGCCGAGCCCGTCGGGGTCTGGGACGAGATCGCCGAGGACGCCTCGGGCCTCTACGTGCGCGGCCGCATCCTGCGCGCGACGCCCCGGGGAAGGCTCGTCGCCGCCCTGGTCGAGGCCGGCGCCCTGGACGGCCTGTCCATCGGCTTCCGCGCCGTCAAGGCCCGCCCCGACGAGACCGGCCGGCTGCGCGTGCTCACCCAGGTGGAGCTGTGGGAGGTGTCGATCGTGACGTTCCCGATGCTGCCAGGCGCGCGGCTTAAGTCCGCCCAGAAGGGTCCGTGAAGACGTTTTCGAAGATCGCGTCGTGCGCTTCGATCGCGGCTTTCAGGTTGTCATGCCAACCGCAGTTTTCGAGCTGTCCTTCGACAAGCAGTTCAACGCGATTTCGCTGTTGATGATGAGCTTGGGTGTCGTCGAGCGGCAGCCGGACGAAGTCGGCGAGTTGAACGCAGAACCGTCCTGTCTCCAGGTTCTCGAAGCAGGAATAGCGAACCGCCTCGGCGTCGCCGTTGCGGCGCCAAATGACGATCTCTCGATAGAGAGTGTGCATGAAGTCTGCCGCTAGGCGGCTGGCGACGAGCCAAATTGGCTCCTGATCACAAAAGCAAAAACCCGTGCGCCAGGCAATGGCGAGCGCGCCGAACAGTCCCTCCCCCTGTGGGGGAGGCGGCCCGGAGGGCCGGTGGGGGGAGTGATCCCACGCCGGCCAACTCCCCCCACCGTCGCCCTTCGGGCGACACCTCCCCCACAGGGGGAGGCTTTGTTCTGACCCTTCCCCCAAACCGGAGATCCCCATGAAGGAAACCAAACAGGCCGCGGCCACGCCGGAGGCCCGCGCCGCCTTGCACGAAGTGCTGGCGGCGTTCGAGGGCTTCAAAGCCGCCAATGACCAGCGGCTCGCGGCGCTCGAAACCAAGCGCGCCGACGTCTTGCTGGAGGAGAGGGTCGCCCGCATCGACGACGCCGTCTCCAACGCCCAGGCGCGGCTGGACCGCGTGCTGGCCGACGCCCGCCGTCCGACCCTCGGCGGGGAGGGCCGGCTGGTCGTTCCCGACGAGCGCAAGGCCGCTTTCGACCGCTACATCAAGACCGGCGAGACCCCGGGCCTCCTGCTCGAAGCCAAGGGCCTGTCGGAAGGCGTGGCCACGGCCGGCGGCTATGTCGCCCCGGCCGAGCTGGAGCGGCAGATCCTGCGCCGTCTGGCGGCGTCCAGCCCGATGCGCGACATCTGCCAGGTGCGCACCATCGGCTCGGGCAGCTTCCGCAAGCCGGTCTCCACGGCGGGTCTCGCCGCCAGCTGGGTGGCCGAGACCGCCACGCGGCCCGAGACCACGGCCCCGACCCTGGACGTGATCGACTTCCCGGCCGGCGAGCTCTATGCCAGCCCGGCCGCCACCCAGGCCCTGCTCGACGACGCTTACGTGAACATCGACGAGTGGCTGGCCGAGGAGGTGCAGGACGCCTTCGCCGCCCAGGAGACCAGCGCCTTCATCGCCGGCGACGGGGTCAACAAGCCCAAGGGCCTGCTGGCCTATACCGCGGCCGCCGACGCCACGGCGACCTGGGGCCAGGTCGGCTATCTGGCCACCGGCGTGGCCGGCGCCTGGCCGGCTTCGAACCCGACCGACAAGCTGATCGACCTGATCTACGCCACCAAGACCCAGTACCGCCAGAACGGCCGCTTCGTGCTGAACCGCCGCACGGTCAGCGCCGTGCGCAAGTTCAAGGACGCGCAAGGCAACTACATCTGGAACGCGGCCCTGCAGCCGGGCCAGTCGGCCTCGCTGCTGGGCTATCCGGTGACCGAGATCGAGGCCATGCCCGACGTGGCGGCCAACAGCATGGCCATCGCGTTCGGCGACTTCGAGAAGGGCTACCTGATCGTCGACCGGGCCGGCGTGCGGGTGCTGCGCGACCCCTATTCGGCCAAGCCGCACGTGCTGTTCTACACCACCAAGCGGGTCGGCGGCGGGGTGCAGAACTTCGACGCCATCAAGCTGCTGAAGTTCGCGGTCAGCTAAGGTTTTCCTTCTCCCCTTGCGGGAGAAGGTGGCCTGCGAAGCAGGTCGGATGAGGGGTCGAAAGACCTGTCCGACCTGCTTCGTCCAGCCTCCGAAAAGACCCGCCGGCGACGCCGTGCGACCCCTCATCCGTCGGCTGCGCCGACACCTTCTCCCGCAAGGGGAGAAGGAACGGGATTTTCCAAAACATGCCCCTCTCCACCACCCTGGCCGAGGCCAAGGGTTTCCTGCGCGTGGCTGACGCCAGCGAGGACGCCCTGGTGACTCTGCTGATTGACGCGGCCGAAACCCGCGTCGCCGCCGCCACGGGCCTGGCCCTGACGCTCGCCAGCCCCGCGCCGCTGCGCCTGGCCGTGCTGGTCCTGGTCGCCCACGCCTATGAGCACCGCGATGACGGCGAGCCGCCGCCCGGCCTGGTCGAGGCCTGGCTTGCGCCTTACCGGACGGCGCGGCTGTGAGCGCGGGTCCCGACGCGGCCCTCGCCGCCGCCCTGGTCGACGCCCTGAAGGCCGCGCCCGCCGTCACCGCCTTGGTCGCCGCGCGTGTTCACGTCGATGCGCCGCGCCATCCGGTCTATCCGTGCATCAGTCTCAGCCGCCAGGAGAGCCGGCCGTTCGGGCCGGAGGCCGACGCGCTGGAGCACCTGCTCACCGTCACCTGCGCCAGCAAGTTCGGCGGACCCGAGGAGGCGCGCGCCGTCACCGCCGCCGTCCGCGCGGCCGTGCACAACGCGGCCCTGACCGTGGCCGGCCGGCGCCTGGTCACCCTGCGCGTCACCTATGCCGACGTCTTCCGCGCCGCCGACCGCGAGCTGTCGCTCGGGGTGCTGCGGGTGCGGGCGGTGACGGAAACCCTCTAGCAAAAGGACATCCCCATGGCCGCCCAAGCCGGCAAAGACCTCCTCCTGAAAATCAGCGACGGCGCGCCGACGCCGGTGTTCACCACCGTGGCCGGCCTGCGGGCCCGCACGATCAGCCTCAACGCCCAGACCATCGACGCCACCGACGGCGACAGCGCCGGCCGCTGGCGCGAGCTGCTGGCCGGATCGGGCGTGCGCTCGGTCGCCGTCTCGGGCAGCGGCGTGTTCCGCGACGCCGCCTCCGACGCCATGGTGCGCGACAGCTTCTTCGCCCAGACCGCGCGGGTGTGGCGGCTGGTGATCCCCGACTTCGTGCAGCTGGAGGGGCCGTTCCTGGTGGCGGCCCTGGAATATGCCGGCGACCACGACGGCGAGGCGGCCTTCGCCCTGTCCCTGGCCTCGGCCGGGGCGGTGACGTTCACGGCGATCTAGGATCAGCACTTGCCCCCACCTGACCGCTTCGCGGTCTGTCCGCCCCCATAGGGGGCGGAGCCTCAAGCGCGGCGCCGGTGGCGGGCTCTTCCCCCTATGGGGGAAGACGGCCGAAGGCCCGTAGGGGGCAAGTTCACAGCGAGAAACCCCATGCCCACCCCAAACCCCGCTCGAGGCGAGGTCGTCGTCCCCCTCGCCGGAACGCCCCGCCGCCTGTGCCTGACCCTCGGCGCCCTGGCCCGGATCGAGGCCGCGCTGAACCTCGACGACTGGAGCCAACTTCCGGACCGCTTCGGCCGGCTGTCGGCCACCGAGCTGACCGCCGTCTTGGCGGCCCTGCTGCACGGCGGCGGCGAGGATCCGGGCGTGCTCGACACCCAGCCGGTCTCCATCCCCGAAGCCGTCGCCGCCGTCGCCGCCGCCCTGGCGGCCAGCGCATGAACGCCCGCTGGCGCGCCGCCCTGCGGCTGGCGACCCTGCGCCTGGCCATCGCGCCCGAGGCCTTCTGGCGGCTGTCGCTGGTCGAGTGGCGGGCCCTGACCGAGGCCCCCGCCGTGCCGGTCCTGAACCGCGCGGCGCTGGACGCCCTGATCGCCCGCTTCCCTGATGAGGAGACCCCATGAGCGACTTTGATGACAGCGGCCTCGACGCCGTTCCCGTCCGCGCGGCCGAGGCCGCCGCCGCCCTGGCCGCCCTGCGGGCCCCGGCCGAGCAGGCGGCGCGCTCCATAGACGAAGCGTTCGGCAAGGCGGGCACGAGCCTGGCGCGCTCCCTGGCCCACGCCGCCGCCGACGGCAAGGTCAGCCTGGGCGAACTGGCGCGGGCGGTGATCGAGGCGGTGGCGGGATCGGGTTCCGGCGGCGGCGGCGGAGGCGGAGGCGGAAGCGGCCTGGCCCAGGCCCTGGCCTCGGCGGTCAGCTCGGCGTTTTCCGGAGCCAGGGCCGACGGCGGCGCGGTCTCGGCCGGCGGCGCCTATCTGGTCGGCGAGCGCGGCCCCGAGCTGTTCCGCCCCGCGACCGGCGGTTCCATCGAACCGGCCGGGGCGGGCGGCGTCAACGTCACGGTCAACGTCCAGGGCGGTGACGTCGCCGGCCTGGCCCGTTCCGATGCGCAACTGGCCCAGGCCCTGGCCCGGGCGGTGAGTTTGGGGGCGAAGAGACTCTGA